TGAAAAAAGATTGAATATCTTTTGAAAAATAGTATACGAGGAGGTTGTGTCAAAACATTGACACAACCTTTTTTATTTTTCCAAATACATTTTAGTTCTATCAAGAGTTAATTTATTCGTTTGAAATTTAAAATTGAACAATCATGAATAAAATAAGACTAATACTTCGTTGGTTATTTATTCCATTGTGGACTACACTATTTTTTGTGTATTTGCTTATATGGTATATACAAATGAGTTGGTACTATTTCAGCTTTCAAGATTATTGGAATGCTTTTCTAATATTATGGGATAAAATAATGCTATTAATGAGATTAAAAACAATATAGAAATATGGAAAAAGTAACAGTAAAAATAGAGTTAGAGCGAGAAGATGTCTCTACTCTCATGTTCCTTGCTGGTGGAAAGTTATCAGAAGAACAATGGAATAAGCTCAAAGGTACAGAATACACGGTGGAAGATGATGACTTGGAAGGTCAGGCAATCCAGTTGAAGTTGGCTATTAGTGGTATCGTAGTTGGCAATCTTCTAAAAAAGGAACTTTCAGAAGGTGAAGTTTCTAGTAAATCAACTTATCGAGAGAAGTTAATAGCTATGCGTAAGGAGATGGAAGAAAGGGGGCTCATGGTAGGGAATATTCGTATTAGACGTAGGAAAGATAAATACCATGTTATGGAAGAGCAGGGAGATGGTAGATACTTTACTATTGAAGGAGGAGAATGTAATTCAAAGGAGGATGCCATAAAGCTAAAAAAACGATATCTGTTCGTTAGAGAGAAAGTTAGATTGTTCAATCAGAATCTTAGAATACAATTGAGAGAAAAGAAGAAACCAAATGGATAATCACATAAATCAAAGTTTGTATGCTGATTCAATAAAAGAAGCTACAAAAGTAGAGTTCCTTGCAAGTAGTGAGGAACTTTTTTTATATGCTGTCTCCCTGTATAACTCGATGATGTGGGGAAGAAAGATTGACCGGGAAAATCTTAGAAGTAAGAAGAGAGTAAAAAAATTAGGGAGAACTAGCAGGGTGTAAAAGCTTTGTTCTCCCTAATCAACACGATGATGTAGCAAATATACTATTTACTTTTTAAATTATCGTGTATGGAGAGAAAAATTAATGAAAAAACGTGGGTGAATGTACGTGAAATCGGGGTAATGTTAAATGTCCATGCCTTTGTAGTATATTCATATTTAATGCAGATAGGGGTAAGGTGCATTAAGGATCGGTATGGGAACGGATATGTCAACGGAGTAGATATTACAAAGAACTTTGAAGGTTTAAAGAAATTCGTGAAAGGATTGAGGAATGGAAGAAAAGAGCAAGCCCCCCTCAAAGAGCTGGCTTTTATTGATCCTGTGATAGGGAGTCATAATGATTGGGAGAGTAAAGCGGATGGCTTGGACAAGGTGAAGAAGGATTTTTATGCCTCATATACAAATCAGGTCTACAGGATTAATCACTACCAGAATTTAAAGAAGGCTTTGTTCCGGTGGGAGCGTGCCACGAGAGTTTGGAAGTACGTGGAAGAAGAAAGAACTGCACAAGACCCTAATGAATGGATGGAGAGCATTTCGTTAAAATACAAGCTGTGTAATACGATATACGATGAAGAACGCCGTAAATCTGTACTTGATACAATTTGACATGGCTGTAAGAGTGATATCGGGTAAATTTGCTATTGATATAAAACTGATTATAGCATGGCGTACAATTTAAAGGAAATGACTGAAATGTGCTCTAAATGGGTGGCTGAAAATGGGCTAATGGAGCATGGCGGTGCGAGGTTGAAAGACTTTTGCGCTCATTTCGGCATAGACTCTCAAACATACTATCGTTGGCTTGAAAATGCGGATTTTGCGGATGCTATAAAAAAAGGGAAAAATGAGTTTAAGGAGAAGCTAGAGCAGAGGTTAGTTGAATCTCTGTCAAAAGCTGCTTGCGGATATGAATTTGAGGAAACTAAAACCGAATATGAAGGGAAGAAAGTAAAGAAGAAAATAGTAACAGTGAAGAATGTAGAGGCGAATGTTGGTGCTGCTATATTCTTGCTTACAAATATATCTCCTGATCGTTGGCGTAATAAACAAACTGGAACCGATGTGAAGACGGAAGGAGTAACATTGAAGGTCGAAGTATTGAAAGAAGAATCGGTTAGTAATATTAAGAAGCTCTCCACACTATCGCAGAAACGGAAGATGAAAGGAGAGGGGGAAACAGAAGACTCTGGACAATGAAAACGACCTATGTTTTTGACAGGCTATTAGAAGCCACGGTAAATCCGGTGATTCGTGGAGTATCTTCACGGGGTGGTACTCGATCTTCTAAAACGTGGAGCATGTTACAGTTGCTTTTTCTTATTGCCGAGAAGTCAGAAGCTCCTTTGCTCATATCGTGTGTAACTGATACAATGCCGGGAGTGAAACGTGGTATGTTTCGCGATTTCAAACGTATGTTGCAAGATGAAGGTCTTTGGAATGGCAAGGCAATGAATTTAACCGAAATGACTTACACTTTTCCTAATGGATCACAGATAGAGTTTTTCGGTTGTGAGAATGCTGCGAAAGTATTTGGTCCTGCACGTGATATCCTGTTTGTAAACGAAGCACAGAGGGTCCCGAAAGAAGTATTCCGGCAAATGGCGGTTCGTACTCGTTTGATGCTGTATGTAGACTTTAATCCGGTTAAGAAGTTTTGGGCACACGACTATTTCAAGGGTCCCGGCATGGTGGAAATCGTCAGCACCTACAAGGATAATCCATATTTGACACCGGAGCAGATCGAAGAGATTGAGAGAAATAAGGCTGATGAAAACTGGTGGCGAATCTTCGGACTTGGTGAAACAGGAGGAACCGAAGGACTGGTATATCCTGAATATGATATTGTGCCGGAGTTTCCTGCGAATTGTAAATGGTGTCTTGGTCTTGACTTCGGTTTCTCTGGTGATCCTACGGTGATTGTAAAAGTTGGCTTCGATAAAGATGATCTTTATGTTCAAGAGATCGCATACTCTACAGGGCTGTTGAATTGGGATATTGCGAATGTCTTGCGCAAGAATGGGCTACATAAAGTTACCACTATTGCGGATAATCAAGAGGCGAAGAGTATTGCTGAGATTTCTCGTTTGGGATGCCGCATATTTCCATGTATAAAGGGAAAAGGATCAATCATGGCAGGTATTTCACAAGTGAAACAGTTTAAAATGCACATTGTACAAGGTAGTCGAGGCATACAGGACGAAGCAGATAATTACTCGTATGTATTTGACAAGATGACCGGACTCTATGATACGAACGAGGCAGTAGACGAAAATAATCACGCTATGGACGCTATACGATACGCGACTGAGTTTCTGATCGCCAAGTATCGTCCCGGCAAGAAACAAAGAAAAGATGAAGAAAAGCGAAATTAAAACCTTTCGGGGATATGTGCGATATCAGATATATCGCCTATTTACCCCATTTCGTTGGTTATGGAAGACGTTTGTTCGTTTGACAAGTAGATATCAACGCTTGATGCAATTACGGCGTATAGCGAACCTAAAACCGGATGCTGTGGAGAGTCTTTCGCAAGATGAAGCCGCACTTCTGCATTATATGTCGGAATACTTAATACCTTCCCGCTGGGTAACACGTAATGGACAGATCATTTATACGTGTCCATCAGTTGAAGATGTAACTCTCTGGCAGATGATCGAAGCACGCAGAGCTGAAACAGTATTAGAACGTATTAGCGGATGGACTGGGGGATATGTACCAGAAACTGTTGCTGATATGGTGAAACTGACGAAGTACATTGTAGAGCAGATCGGACAGGCTGACGAGCTGGAACGTGTACTGTTACCGGGGGGAGGTGGTTCCGGTGAATCGAATCCAATCACAGAAGCTAAAAGTGTGCTAGGAATGGTACAGATCACATCCGAACTGTTTAACTGCTCATTCGAAGATGCGAAGAAGATAAACTACTCAGATGCTATTCTAGCGATCAGCAAGAGACATGATGAAGTAGAGAAACAAAAATCTAAAACTAAATAATCATGGGAAAGAAATACTCAATTAATTCAGCGGGGTTCATAGTAGCCGAGAGAGACGTTTACTCTCTTGGCGGCTTCATCCCAAAAGGGAATATAGGAGGAAAGATAGCCTCCGAAGAACAACTTTCACAGGATGGCGAATGCTGGATAGCGGGCGGAGATATCTCCAGTCGCCCGGATATCCGTATAAAAGATAATGCTTTTATAGGAAATTTCAATTCCGGTTCGAATCCGGTTCACACCGATGGAATAACGGAGTTTAGCGGAAATACTAAAATTCCGGGACAAATCAGTATTAGAGCTTTTTCGGCAGACTCCAAGTGTGACATGATTGTGCGGGACAGCTTTATAGGTATTTTTATGGACTGTGTTTGCGGTCCTGCTACAAATACGAAAGCATTCCCGTTTGAGCAGGGACGATTTAATCAAGACGCGCCAAAAGGGACATTATTTACCAGTGCTACGATGCGCGTAGACGCCGACAATTTTGTACGGAACACCGCCGTTCTTAGAATAGGAAAAGATACGCATATCTATGTTCCGCAGGGATTTAATGCGCGAATATATTGGGCTTATTATAATGATTCGCCATCCGGATTCGCCTATGCAGGAGAAAGCGAAACGGCAACATCCGCATTGTATAAACTATCGCACCCGGTATATAACACGTGTATGGTAGCCTACGCAAGAAATCCTACGTTAACTCCGGCAGAATTAGAGGCTTCCGGTGCTAGAGTAATCGGTCACATTAGCGGTTCCCTTCTCATGGACCTACGCCCCGAATCTGCATCCGGCGTTTATGTTATGGACGGTTCCGAATTTATAATGCCTACGGATAACTTCGGCTTGAACGTTACGCAGCTTCGGTTCTTGGCTGGCGGGCTGATCAACACGACTATGTACACGAAAACAGACCGACAGGACTATAAACCTTATGGAACATTCAGAAACGTAGAACATCTAGAGTATACCAAGTATCTAGCAGATTCTTTCAGAAGTAATCAATACCGGGACGCATTCATCTCGGCTTATGATTGTCCTTTGCTAAGAGTAGATGATGATACATTCGGAACTACACTAACAGGTGAACATCGATTGATTTTACGAAACTGTATTGTTCCGAAAGCAATGTTTACCCACAACAAAGTTCTAGGCGATACGTACGAAAACATAGATTTCTCGTACGCGCAGGAGCATATAGGGAAAGCGATAGCAGGAAGAACGTCACGCAGTAGTCATTTGCAAGGACACTACGACCTGTTTAGTTTAGCCCCTGCAAATGAGTTAACAGGAGTTATCAGCAGACCGGAGAATCTAGATAATACCGCCCGTCTTACTGAGGCTCACGTATATATTCAGTTAGACGGTGATATCATTGAGCAAGGTGGATATAATGTAGGTTCCTCCGGTAGCTATGAGATTTATAAAATCGCTGACCCTAATAGGGTGAGAATTAAAAGACCGCTGTCTACTAGAGGCGCCGTTTTTCCATCTCTTCCTTCTAATTACCGGATGAAAGCGGTATTGTATCTAGATGACGCTTTTATCGCTAAAACCTACGAGACAGATGTAACAACGCTGAAAGATGAGTACCCGTACTTTGTTGCATCCTTCCGGAAAGAGGACGACTCTGCTATAACCGTCAAAGAGTTCATTTCTAAAGGTCTTTTTATACAAAGTTCGGACTACACAAAGTATCCGATAATCTCCGGTAGCGGATACGTAGGTGCGGGCGTAACGGTGAGAGGCGATGTTCAAGTGATCGGACAGAAATACGAAAAGCGTTATTTCGATATTAATGAGTGGGAAAAGGGAAGTATAAACGAAAACTTAATACCACAAGGGTGGGAAGCTGCTAAAAATCCTTCCCCGGGTCCGACCGACGTCGACCGTAGAAGGCTTAAAAGAGTTATACCTATAGACTTTGGCGAAAAGGTATCATGTAATTCGGGATATTGGTTTAAATGCTATGTGTATGCTTCCGATGGTACATATCTTGGTACATCTAATTGGTCACAGTCATGGATCGTTAATCCGAGTAGGGCTGCTTTCGTGGGGGTTATCTTGAAAAAATCCGAAGCCGCAGGTGGTACGGGATATATAGAAGATTCCGACATACCATTGGCAGAAGTTCGGTACGTCACCGAGTTTAAGAAATCCCGGTATATTACGAACGAGCTGGATCGGAAGGACCCTAGTGATACCCTTCTTACTCCGGATTATTGGGAACAAGGGACCTTATCGGGTGGATCAGCCGACGCTGGCAAAACCTACGAAGATCTTAAAGCGTCCTCTCTGTCATGGGTACGTCTTAAAAGACCGATAAACGCCTCTGCTATTTCGAACGTTCCACCTTTTGGCGCGTATCAGTACTATTTTAGGACATTAGACGCAGTTACAAAGTTTACTCCGGATGTTCCTACTAGCAACATCAAAACAGCCTTGTTAGGGTGGATCATAGGAAAATCGCCTACGGCTAACACTACGCCCGCCGATGTTCCTAGTTCTAGGCTATTACTAGAGTACGTCCCCACCCCGCGAATCGTAGTTCCTTATGGGTCCGCTACACTGATAGTTAATGGAGTTAAAATCCGGATGTACGACAATGCCGTGTTATCCCGGAACTTAAGCCAAGAAGGGGATATTGTTTTGCAGGGTAACGCCGTAATGGGGTACGACTTTGATTCGGGGTCGTGTATGTGTTCTAATGGTCATAGTGACGCAATTATAAAGCTACCATGATATTCAGTGATATACTAAACTTTATGGATGGGGAAGCCGTGAAACTCGGCTTGCCTATCTATTTCGGAGATACGTCTACTATTAACGAGCTAGTGAATGACATCTCAGGTATGTTCTTAACGTTTGATGTCCCGGACGGTGGTATGTCTAAGTTGCCTCCTGCCACCCGGAAGTATAATGTAGTATTACAGTGCTTAGATAAATCGTACTATCTTACGGATAACGTTGCCGAACTTGATACATTAATGCGTACCGATTTGGCTTTAAACAAACTAATGTCCGCTTTTGTGTGTCACTTCGATGTGGATGGATTGAGTTTCAAGAAGGTACAGAATATCTATGACTCAATGAAGTCCGGTTGGAGTGTAACATTTTCTATAACAGATGATTTATTGAACTATGGATAAGGAGATATTGCAGGTTGTAGAACAGATAAAAAAGGAAATTTTCG